GGTGCTTCCAATGAGCGCTTAGGTGCTTCCAATGAGCGCTTAGGTGCTTCCAATGAGCGCTTAGGTGCTTCTGATGGTCGCAAGGATGTGTGTATCAAATACTACATCAATAACAGTGTTTATGGTGCTTTTAATTGTAAGATCTTCGATTATGCGGTTTTCAATTATCAATTGTATCATGCGGACGGTAGTCCAATTACTTCAACAATCGCGATTCCGTGCACTGTTTTCGGTTCAACATGTGATAGTATCGATAAAATCTTGGAACATATCAGTCTACCAGAGATGATTGTGGGTGACTACATGTGTTTCAAAAACATGGGTGCCTACACCTATTCCGCCTCTTGTACCTTTAATGGGATTCCATTGGCAGATGTGTATCAGATGGAAAAATCTGATCAAGTTAAGGAATTAATTGATTCGTAATCAATGGTAGTTGATGATTAAACCCATCCCAATTGTGTTCCTTGCGATATCGTGTGGGATCAAAATACAACTCTTTGGGCAATGGTGTTAAATCACTCCACGGAGATCTTGATTGTACGGTCACCCCATTGGCAATATAACTACCATCATCATCAAACTGTAAATCGTATAGGAAGTATGTTGTTCCATCAGGTTCTGATGGAAGATGATCTTTGGCTTGAATCCCGACGTGTTCAATGATTTCTGGTAAGTATCGAAAACACTTGGCAGGGCGTCTAGCACCTTTATACACGATCGGATGGTTAGGAGTGACCAATAGTCGTGTCGATGGGAACCCAATTCCCAAACAATTGGGTGGGAATTCAATCAGATTGAGTGTACTATTAGGTGCCACGACTTGTTTGTTGATTTCCGCCACCCTTGATCGGATCCCTTGATCTCCAACCACTAGATCACCACGTTGAATCTGTTCAATCGGAATCAATCGACCATCATCCATTAGGATTTGTGTCCCTCTAACAACACACACAATCGTATTCAAATATGTAAACAGATTATCACCAATAACCACTCCCTTGCCACTACAGAAACTGTAAGCGGATGACCAGATCGCGTAATAGGTATTTTGTTCAGTATCGAATAAACCAAACGGATTAATTGCATTGGTGATGGGATTACGATCGACGGTGATGTTATAACCCAGATTGATAGTTCGGAAACTTGAAGGTGGTGAATTATATAAGAAATAATTGAAACCAGAGCCAAAATATCCATTACGCGGTGCCGATTCAGGTGCCGAAACCGCATAAAAGACTCCTAAGATCCCTGCCATGATTGGGGAACAAGCACTGGTTCCTGCTCCTTCGTCATCATAATTGGCAAAGTAGATATGCCATGGACTATTGGGATCGGCATTGAAAACCACATCTGGAATCGTTCGAGCATTGGGTGCTAAGGGTGCACCCTTAGCAATTGGTGAAACTGGCCAACTGGGAGACCACGCTCCTTGGTATACGGGTCGGTCGAAATGGGAACTTTGTCCGCCACCTCCGAAAATCCAAGCGGTTTCTTCATCGGCATTATCAAAGTACAATGAAGAACCACCACAAGCAACCACACTAGGTGAACTGGCTGGGAAATCGACGTGGGGGACTGGGACTTTAACAGGATAACTAGGTACGGTAATCGCCTCATAGTTATTGTCACTGCTACCATAATCACCACTGGCGGCAACGATCGTAACATTCAAATCATGAACCGCATGATCAAACACTTCTTCGTAAGCATCCAATCCACCGATTCCGTAGAATGTTTCCTCTGATTGACCCCAAGAAGTGGAAATAATATTCATTCCATCTTCGGATGCATCGCTGAAGGCTTGTTTATACCCTAGATAGGTATTGGGAGCCGAATAGAAATGGATTTCGGCGTTAGGACAGAATCCCCCAATTAATTCAATATCAAGAGTATTTTCCAATGAATAGATATCTCTGGCAAATGGTGGAAGAACATGATTACTACCGACCACATGATCAATCACCGTTGGTAAGATCCCAGTTAGTTGGCAGATGGTCGTCCAATAATGTAAGAGGTCACTAAGTTGATAATATCCACCTAATGAAATGACTGCAATTTTGGGTTGAGGGGCAGTCATCGGATCATAATCTGGAACATTATAATATCCCTTCATAGTGGTGGGTGTCAAGTCACTGGGAATACCGTTAATATATGACTTTAAAACCGACTTTGAGTTCGACTCAAACACCGACTTTGAGTTCGACTCAAACACCGACTTTGAGTTCGACTCAACCACCGACACTCGAAGAGCATCGTGAAGACATTTAGGATGTCTGGAATCATAGAAGATGGTTACATCGGTTAGTTTTTCACAGTACTCGATCAATTGGTTGTGTAGAACAAAGAGATGAAGCGATTGTGGATCGCTTGATTTAGGATCAGGCGACATCAAATCGAAACTGTTTGGACTAACCCTCGGATGTAATTGAACCGCAGTTAGACCCCAAGAGTGTGCTGTCTCCATTAATTCCCGACACCCTTGGCGACAATAAATGTTGGTGTGATACATGTATATATTTATACACATGTATAAAAATCTGCGATTTAATCTTAAATTGCCATCATGTATCCACGAATGAACTGATTAAGAAGACCCACTCGACTTGTGGTGGAACCATATTGTCCCCAATCATCATTATCCATCATAAAAGTTTCAATTGGACGTCCAATCCCACTTCTTCGCGCGTAACAAGCGCATCCCATATCAGTCGGAATGATAAGGTAGATCTTACCCGTTCGATTACCCATTAAATTTTCTACGAAACTGATTTCTGGATCATTGGGACCTGACCAATGATTCCCGCAGGGAATGTGATTATTATGATCCATTAATATCAAACATTCGACACAAATACAATTGTGTCCGCATTTGGGTAAAACCATTTCACCATTTTTCTCCCAACAGACAACACATTGATGGTCAACGTCTTCCAATTTGGGTTGATTGTGAGGGATTTGATTAACCGTTCGACATAATGGACAAGTGATAGTCATGTCGGTCACCGCCGTGACCACTGGTGCGATCTGAATCAGAGTGGGACAATCGGCTTCAGAATGACGTTGGTAACACAACTGGCAGTTGTGTGCATCAGTGTTATGTGTGGATCGGTGTTGACAATTTTCGACCGTACATCTTTTACTGGGTGGCATGACATCTTCGGTGGTCTGTTCTCTCAAATGAGTCATCAGCAATTGATTACCACATTCTACCATTCCATGACCAAAATTATGACAAGTTCCACATTTATGCGATGCGGTGACGTGAGTGGACGGAAAGCGACAATCGTATACTTTACAATAAATCGGCTCCATATATATATTTGTATATATATATACGTAGGTTAATCTTTTTAATCAAAATTTTTATTTAATACAGATAGGGATTACGACAACTGTCGTATTCGGCATTGAAACAAGATTGATAATCAGGGGACCCAATACACTGGTTGGTCGCGTAATCGACGCAACTATAAGAGGGCCACCAATAATTCCATCGAGACCATGAAGGCCACCATCCACCCCAATTACCACCATCATAGTAATCTCCGTAGTAGTAACTGTGCGGACGACCAACATAACGACGATAACGATCACCCGAATGGGATCTGTAAGGGTAAGATGAATGCGATCCACTGTGTGCCCTTCCAAGGGATCGACCACGGCTTCCACTATGAGAACTACCACGCGAACTACTGTGTGACCTACCACTGCTACTACCACGTGAACTGCCACTTGAATGTCCACCAGATCGCCCACCAGATCGCCCACCAGAACGGCCACCCACCATTTCTTTATTGACATCCAGATCCGCTAGTCCACCAATTGACGTGGGTGATGAATATCCAATGGGTTCTGAATCTAGTACCGTTGTTGGTTCAGGCACTACGTCAGAAACGCCATCTGTATCACTTTCTTCTTTGTCATCATCTACTGGTTCTGGTACCCAAGAAGACATTTTTTGACTGATTTGGCGTGCAATATCCTTAATTCTTAATTGTCGAATAGTTCCAAAGATAATAATAGCGATCAATATGATCACAAAGATACTTGACCAAATTGGATTCATTGTTGTTTATATATATATATTTAATGATAAAATAAATTACCCTAACTTACGTTACCACTTCATATATTCTTTGACTTGATCCATATAAATAATTGCGTACTCTTGTTGGATCTTTTTGATCTTGCTTTTACTGAGTCGATGAATTACCCCATTTTCATCATCTTTGGACTCTTCGATCGCATCTAGAACCACCGCATTTGAAAGTCGCAATGGATTGGGTTCCATATTGTCACCAATTTGACTGATAATGTTTTCTAGTCTGGAAATGGTCAACATGGAGCCGATTAATTCATTAGTCGCAATCACATCAGGATTAACCAATTTATTGGTTCTATGTTTTTCCTTGATCAAATCGATTCGAACACCTTTCCCAGCCTCCATCTCTTGAAAGGCAATGGCTTTCTTTTTGAGCGCCATGTTGCCATATTTGATCACCACTCCTTCCATCGGAGACACAATGGTCGTATTTTTGTCTAATAGCGAAGGAATGATTGATTTGGTATTTTCTACGTCGAATTGGAGACATTGTTCTAGTGTTCCCTCGAATAGGGTCGGGTTGACAATAAATCCATGTTCAGTCGCAACTGGAGCCCACTGTTTCTTAGGTAACCAAAAATTAGTATCATTGTCTTCATTCTCTTGGTTAAAAGGAACAACGAGCAGATCATATACAATAAACGCACTTTGACCATTGGGTAGATACCGAATTCTCTTCTGCGTGGGAATTAACTCACCGTACAAATACATCGTTGCATCCTTGATACCTAATTGATGATAGAGTGGAATCATCCGTTGTTTCAGATGCAGATTCGTTTGCCAATTGAAAAATTTAGTTTCGTCCGTATGTCGGATTCCACAGACGACATTGGATCCATCGGTCGCGAAATAGAAATTAGAACCATCAATTTTCTCCTCGACAATTAATTGAGATGATCCTGAATGCTTTGAAGAAACATGTGAATTGATGATGTGATGAAAAGTTCGGTGTTTAATTTGGTGTTCCATTGTGTTGTCGATTATCAACACAATCAATTTATGTTTATCAATTTTTATGTGAAATCTTCGGTAGTTCACCACATTTATCTCTATTTGATGCTTTCCTGAGGTACATCAAGTTTCTCGAATAATTTGCGAGTTTTTTCATCGTTGGCGATAACTGATTTCATATTCAAGAGCAATCCACCAATTTCAGTTTCAATGTCTTTGCGGAATTCTGAATCATCATCAATTCTTTCTTGATATCTTTCATATTTTTTAAGCACTTTTTCTCCCAATTGATCCCCATTTTTATCAACGTAATTATTGAGAATCGATCGCTTGGATTCGATAATTTCCTCGATCACCGTTTTTTTGGGACGATCTTCACCATCCGAGACAAGAGCATAATTGGATCGTTCACTACTCGAATAAACATTCTGGTAATTGTTTATTGTTATGGATAGTAGTAAATACTGTGGAACAAATTGTTTTTAATTACAGTACCAACCACATCTACTAATTTGTCTTGAATATGGATTAAATCTTCCTTTCCAAAAGCGTTAGGGAACACAATAGTGATATTTGGTGGTCTGTCTTTAAGTGCCTCATATTTTCCTTCAGTATTCGATAGTTTGTCTTTGAGTGCCTCACATTTTCCTTCAGTATTCGATAGTTTATCTTCAGTCTTCGATAGTTTATCTTCAGTCTCCGATAATTTGATGATCAGTTCATCTCTTGATAGATTTACGCATGGTTGTTTCGCCTCAGGATCTTTACCACATATGTTTTTGTCGATGTGTGTTTGACAATATTTTTTCGAACTGAAGGTGCGTAGGCATTTGGGACAAATTCTGTTCGATTTATAACAAACAGATTTCGATAGATGGTAATCCAAACCACATTGACTTTTTAGTTGTTTATTACATTTAGGACAGTTAAACATGTTATATATATATATGCATACGTATATATATATATATATATATATATATATAATTTTCCTG